CTTCGTTGATGCGGCGACCACAGTCGCGACACGAGCGTTTCATTGGGTGCCACCTCTTCCTCAAGTATAGGAAAGCCCCCGCGCTGTGGAGACACCACGGGGGCTTGCTTGTGTAGGTTGGCACCCAAACACCAGCACCAGCAGTATAGTGGCTGTGCGGCTCGTGGTGACTCTCAGGCCGCAGAAACGCCCCTGGACGGCGGACACCGACGGGGGCGTTCTCAACCAGACTGAAACGCTATTGTTATGCAGACGCCCCGTATCTACGGGGTGTTGCGTATACAATTCGCTGCATGAGAGTCACCACTGCCCCACCGCTCCGTGGCATCGGCATCATCCGTGTTTCTGAAGTCGCTGGCCGCGACAGGGATGGCGACAAGTTCGTTTCGCCCGATGACCAGCAAGCTGATATCGACAAGCTCTGCGTCATCCACAACATCAAGCTCATCGGCTTGCCGTTCCGCGAGTTGGACGTCTCGGCGTTCTCGACCAAGCTCGAGAAGCGCAAGGGGCTGTACCCCGCCATCCAGGCGATCGAAAACGGCGAAGCCGACGTCATCGTCACTGCGTACTTCGACCGCTTCTTCAGGCGGCTACGCGTGCAGGCAGAAGCGATGGAGCGGCTCGCCCTGGCTGGTGGGCGCATGCTCACCGGCGACGCCGGCTGGCTCGACATGGGCGAAGGCAGCGCGGCTGAGTGGGCAACGCCGCAGTTTCTTGGACTGATGGCTGAGTTTCAGGCGCGCCAGACACGCGACAAAACCCGTGGCCCCAAGGAACGCGCGGTCGCACGCGGCATCCCACCTTTTCCGAACATCCCGCCCGGCTACCGTCAGGATCCCGCTACCCGTCGCCTGGTCAAGCACGCCGACGAGGCAAAGGTCATCCAGGCCCTCTACAACATGCGCCAGGAAGGTGCCAGCCTGATCGAGTGCCGCGACTACCTGCGCGCCCACGGCATCGACCGCTCGTGGCGCGCCACGCAGGAGATCCTGAAGAACCGCATCTATCTGGGCGAGCTCCACTTCGGCAAGCTGATCAACCTGCACTCGCACGAGCCGATCATCGAACCGGCGACGTTCAGAACGATCCAGAAGATGCGCGTCCGCCGCGGCCACAGACCGGTATCCACCAGCCTGTTCGCACGCCAGGGGCTGGTGCGCTGCGCGCACTGCGGTGGGCGCATGATGATCAGCCAGCAGACCAAAGCTCACCGCAATGGCGAGCGCGTCACGTATCGCGACTATCGCTGCCCGCCGAAGGGGCTTGGCAACTGCTCACAGCGTCAGTCGATCAGCGCCACGGTGCTCGAGGAGTACGTGGTGAGCCTGGTCAAGAACGCTCAAGCTGAGGGCCGCTGGTCGCCCAACGAGCAGGTTGCAGCTGTCGAGGTGGAAGTGGTCGAGATCGAGGCAGAGCTGACCGCGCTGGCGACCACGTTCAGCAGCGTGTCGGACGTGCCGGCGATCGCCGCCAAGATCGACGCGCTCAAGGAAAAGCGCGACGCCGCGCGCGAACGCCGCGACGCGCTACTGCGAGGCGACCGGGCGGCGCGGGTGGGCACGCTTGCCACGCTTTGGGACGTCGCCACCCTGGACGAGAAGCGCGCTATCTTGCGGCTGCTGATCGAGACGATCACGGTGTCGCCGGGCAAGGGGACCGAGCGCATCTTCGTCAGGTTCTACGAGAGCTAGCCGCTTCAGCAGCCGCTCGAGCGCGAGGCGCACGCGTTCGGGCGGCACCCACCGACCGTCGGGCATGTTGGAAGGCATCGCCCCCTGAGCCTACGGGCGTGTGCTCGTCAGCCGCCTCGTCACTTTTCGCCAGGACGTTGCAGCGTCGCGGGCGAGACGCCCAGGACTCGAGCCAGCTTGCGGAGACTGGTCTGACGGATGTGGAGGCCGCGTTCGCCGCGCATCACGGTATCGCGCGAGACGCCGGCACGTTCAGCAAGCTCTTCCTGGGTCAGCGCTCGCGTATCTCGTAACTGACGCAGCCGCGGCACGAGCACCACGCGAGATCATCAAGTGTGCAGCATCCGCCGCAACAGTGCATACGGGTCGCGCCCGTGTCGCACTTGAGGGGTAGCCAACCGTTAACAGATGGCCTACGATTGAGTACAGGACAGACCGCACGCTGGCCAAAAACGGCGATTTGTTGGCGACGCGGGGAGGGTACTAATCGTAAGGTCAGACGCGCGCAGTTGACCAGAGTGCGCTGGAGCTCCGGGTCGAGCAAGCGTCCAGACAACCGAACACTGGTCCTTTGCTACCTGGCTCCAGTGGAGTAAGTCACTGTCCAGGGACGCGACATTTTCTCCTCGCGGAGGGAGAGGAAATCTCGCTTGCCCTATGACAACTTCCATAGTTGATATCTCCGACCCCAATTTCATCCCGCATCGTGACGTTGAGCGCGTCTGGGCTGGCCACAAGCGTCACTACGACACGGGGACCGCAGAGCCGTATGACCGTACCCGTGCGCTCAAGCAGTTCGAGAGCGACGGCATGTCGGCGAGCGAGAGCACCTTGAATCGTGCGATCACCCGCTACGGCCGTAACGGCACGATCATCCCGGGGCTGATCCCACATTGGCCGATCGGCAAATACGAAGAGCGGCCATGGATCGTGGCGCAGCGCGAGCGGCGGCAGCGTGAAGCGCTCCAGCGCGTCCCCGTCGATCAGCCCGAAACCGTCACGCTCGAGGTGGTCAACCACTTCATCGATGGTCTTGCGGCAACCGAGCCCACGGACCAGCACTTGCGCGACGTCAAGGCTGACGTGCTCGAGCTGTTTCGCATGGTCAAGAAGAACGCGAGCGACGTCAACAACATGGCGGCCGTGTTTGTCGGCGGGTTTGTGCTGCTCGACGTGTTCAGCGATGGCCGGCTCGACAACATCGTGCGCTGGTGCAAGCTGCTCGCGGCGACCCGCCACGTCATCATTGCCTGACTAGAACTGACGATGCCGTTGGCGAACGGTGGGCCAAACAATCAGGCCCATGCCCACCGTTCGTCTTGCTCCACTCACGGAGTATGACCTTGGTCCCGCTGGGTTCGACATGCTGTTCGCGCTGGCGCGAAAGCGGCGGCGCCCACCACGGGAACAGGTCTATCACCTCTTTCTGTATGCCCTCGACAGAGCGATCGCCGGCGAAGACGTCGAGCTGAGCCAGGAGCGTCTCGAAGCGCTCACCGGCCCCCACGAACTGGTCGCGTAGCCATGCCTGAGCCTACCCCGGGCGAAGCCGTGCCCGAAGCAGAAGAAGAACCCTGCAGCTGTCACTGCCACCAACCGACGTGGTGTCCCGAGTGCGACGACCCGGTCGGCGAGTTGCCGCCGCCCAAGAAGAAGGAGAACGCATGACCGAAGAGATCACCGCATCGCCGCCCGCGTGGGAAGAATGGGTGAGCCACCCCAACCGGCGCCGCTTCGTACCCACTGGCGACCATCCCATGATGGCTGGCCAGCAAGGCTGGTGGGCGCTGCCGGGCACGTACACCGAAGGCCGCGTGCTCGAGATGGGCTTCAAGCCTGAGAAGCCGCGCTAGATGGCGCGCTTTGCCGTGAGCCTCGTCTTCGGCGCCATCGTCGGCCACGCGTCGCCAGCGTTCGCGGCACCCGATCCGGACGCCGTTCGCGAAGCTGCGCTCGCCGCGAAGGTCGCCGAGCACAACCTGTGGGATGCGCTGCTGACGGTCGGCGAGGATGACCCGAAGACGTACCTGTACCACACGGGCGAGCTCGAACGTCCGCTGCCGATCGTGGTCGGTCCCCCGTATGGCGCTGCTGTCGCTCGAGCCCGATGCATCATCGGCAAGGAATCCGGCGGGCTGGATGTCCCCAACCGCCAGGGCAGCGGCGCGACCGGCCCGGGGCAGTACTTCCCGTCGACGTGGGCGCGCCACACGGCGCTGTACAGGAGCGCCACGGGCTACGGCGGACCGCTGAGCCTGCACAGCCTGGATCACGTCACGGCCGTGATGTCGTGGATCCTGGGGGCCATTCCGTCGACCCGCCGCGAATGGACGGTGAGCGGCTGTTGAACGACTACCGGGGCACGGACCTCGAGCCGCACGACGTGCTGATGCTGCTGGTCGTGCTGGGCCTGGTTGCGAGCGGGGCAATCGGGCTGGTGTGGCTGGCCGTGTGGCTGGTCCTTCGATTTGTTCGACCGTGAACAGTGGCGTGCGCGGCGCCTTGTACCGCGAGGGCTAATGATCCCATGCCGCAACCACCAGATTCGTCATCGTTTGCACCCGACATCGACGTCGACGACAACAAGAAGTACATCGCGCAGCTCGTGGCCATGGACGAGGGTCCGTCGCAGTATCGCGACAAGCGCAAGGACGCCATGATGGACACCTACAAGTTCCATCTGTGGGATCCCGAGACGGGCATCGGCGTGATCGACAACAACACGGGCGAGATGTTCGAGTTGTGGAAAATTACGAATGACCTGACCTACGACAACCCGCAGAGCGGCAAGATCGCGCCCGGGCGCGAGATCGCCAACGCGCTCGTCGGTCATCGGCTCACGGACGAGGAAGTGAGCCAGATGCTGGCGTCAGGCTGGGAGAAGTCGCTCAAGGGCAAGCGTGCGATGGCCGACGTCGAGTGGGTCGAGAAGCCCGACGGCACCCAGCGGCTGAGCCTGCTGCGGCTCCGCCCGTACACGAAGAAGCAGAAGACCGCACCGCCGCCACCACCAGCCGATGACGATGATGACGACGGCCTCCCGTTCTGAGCTGCACCTGGCTACCTCAGCGCGGCGCATGCTGTCGATTCGGCGCGCTTTGGGCATGACGCAGCGTGATTGGGCGTACTACCTGGACGTCGCGGTCAACACAGTGTCGATGTGGGAAACCGGCCGACGGGCACCCAGCCATCTTGCCGAGGCGCGCATCCGAGAGGTTGCCGCTTCGCAGGGGCTGGATCTGCACACGATGCGGAGATTCGAATGAGCGAGCAGGCACCGGTCCTTCACTCGCTCGACTGGATCCTGCTGCTGGTCGACCGCAGCTACAGCATGGTGGACATCTTGAACCCCACCGTGCGCGGCATGGAGCGCTTCGTCCAGCAGCAGCAGACGCAGCCGCACACCAACCTGAGCGTGGTCGCGTTCGGCACTGATGACTGGGGCAGCCTGCAGCTGCAGACGCTGCTCGACACCACGATTGCCGACCCGCACCGTACCGCAATCCTGCCCAGCATGTATGTGCCGGATGGCGACACGCCGCTGCTGGCCGCGGTGTGGGAGTCGATCAGCCGTCTCGAGCAGAAGCAGCGCAAACGTGACCGCGTGCTGCTGGCGATCATGACTGACGGGATCGAGAACGCCAGCGGCTCGCGCTACAGCATCGAGAAGGTACGCGCGCGCATCAAACAGAAGATCGCGCAGGGTTGGCAGATCGTGTATCTGGGCGCGGAGATCGACGCCTGGAAGAGCGGCGACCACTACGGCGTGGGCAAGCTGAATGCGCTGTCCTGGTCGCCGACGGAAGCAGGCGTCGAGGGCATGTTCCAGACGCTGGCGGACTCCACCACGCGCTGGTCGAAATCCAAGGCGCTGACGGCGGGCAAGCAGCCCGAGCGCTTCTTCCCGCTACAGCTACCACCACCGAAGGGAAGTCGATGAGAACGTCGATCTATTTGCCTGACGACCTGCATGAATCGGCGCGCCGCATGCGGATCAACATCTCTGCCGTCTCCGAGCGAGCTGTGCGGGATGCGATCGTCAACAGACAGCAGGAGCTCGAGGCAACCATCAAGGCAGGCGAAGAAGCGCGTGTGCTGCTACAGCAGCTAACCGAAGAGAACGAGGTGCCCGCGACCCAGTGAGCCCGCGTCGCAGTCCCAGGCCCACTGCGACGCAACCACCGCTGACGGGACAGCAGTTCCGCCGCCTGATGGACGGCTCCCTTACTGAGGCGCAGTGGCAGAAGTCAGTCGAGCAAGCGCTCACCGTGTTCGGGTGGTGGTGGATGCACATCCCACCCAACGTGGTGGTGTGCCCCAACTGCCACACCAAGCTGTACCGCGGCATCGCACGCGGCTTTCCCGACATCCTGGCCATCAAGCCGCCGCACATCCTGTGGATCGAGCTCAAACGCGAACGTGGGCAGCTCGAGCCAGAGCAGACCACCGTTGGCCAGATGCTGCAAGCCTGCGGCCAGACGTGGCTGCACGCCCGACCGCGGGATCGCGAGCGATTGATGGGCCTGATCGCTCACCCGGAGGACGGACCGTGATGACGCTGCAATGTGCTGACCTGCAATGCCGATGCAACGCAGTGCAGTGCGACTGGTGCGAGAACGAAGCCAACTACTCGATCAACTGGGTATGCGGCCATGCATCGGCCATGTGCCAAGTGTGCTTCGACCCTGTTAGCGACGAGCAGGGGGCGCGGTACTGGTCAATGGACATCATGGATTGGGGCGACTATCCGATCTGCCCGGACTGCGCCGGCTGAACCATGACGTCGAGTGCGTCGACGTGGGTCATGGGCAGCCTGGTCGACTATGCCGTCAGGTATCTGGCGCGCGGCATGTCGATCATTGCCGTGTGCGGCACGCTGCGGCACCAGCACCGCACACCGTCGGGCCAGATGGTGTGGTGTACCGATCCGGGCAAGGTGCCGCTGGTGGCGTGGAAGCGCTATCAGAACGCGCTGCCCACCGAAGCTGACGTGCGCCGCTGGTGGCGGCGCGAGCCGGACGCGAACATCGCGCTGGTCACCGGCCGCTTGAGCAAGGTCGTGGTGCTCGACCTGGACGGGCACATTGCCATCCGCGCCGCCCAGATGATGGGCTACGACAACGGACCCCACGCCTATACCGGTCGGGTGGGCGGCATGCACCGCTTCTTTGCGTATCGCGATGACGAGCCGCACAACTTCGCCCAGAAGCAGAACGGCATCGATTACCGCGGCGAGGGCGGCTATGTCGTATTGCCGCCCAGCCGCCACGTGTTGGGCCGCAGCTATGCCTGGGGCGAGGAGCTCGTGGACCTCGATGACTTGCCCGAGCTGCCGGGCTGGGTCAACGACCTGGCCAGGACGCCGACGGCGACGGCTTCGAGTGCTCGAGGCGGCGGGCCGATCACCGAGCCCGGACGCAACGACACGCTGGCGCGCATTGGCGGCGGCATGCGCTACCAGGGTGCCGAAGAGGACGAGATCCTCGAGGCGTTGCGGCAGGTCAATGCCGAGCGCTGCGAGCCGCCGCTGGACGATGACGAGGTCCGCAAGATCGCGCATAGCGTGGCGCGCTACGAGCCTGAACCTGAAGACACGCCGCGGGTCCGATTAAATGGCACGGCAGCTGTCGAGGAGGAGGCTGAGCCAGAGGATCCGTTGCCGTCGGTGCCCACCTTCCCGGCTGAGGCGTTGCCGAGCGTGATGCAGCGGCTGATCGAGGACTCGTCGCTGCCGGCGGCGTTGCTGGCGGGCGGCTACCTGGCGAGCAGCGCAATCGCGACCGGCGGCAACGTCGAGGCGTACTACGAGCAGTTCTTTGTCGAGCGGCTCAACCTGTTCGTCGCGCTGGTGGGCAAGCCGGGGTCGGGCAAGAGCGAGTCGCAGAAGCAGCCGCTGCGGCCGGTCCAGCGCTGGGATGCCGAGCGCTTTGCCGAGTACCGTGCCGAACGCGAGCGCTGGCTGAACCGCACCAACGAGCAGAAGAAGCTGGACAAGGAAAACGGGGTACGCGAGCCGAAAGACCCGCGCATCCTGGTCGGGTCGGCGACCATCGAGGCGACCGAGCACCGTTTCATGGCGCAGCCGTCGCTGGGCATCTACCGCGACGAGCTGGTCGGCTTTCTCAAGCAGGTCAACGGCCGCTATCGGCAGAAGGGCGATGACGACACCGACTGGGTGCTCGAACGCTGGGACGGAGCACCCATCCTGACCGATCGGCGCGGCGTGGGTGGTCCCAGTGGCCAGAACGGGATCCTGATCTTTGTCGAGCGGCCGACGCTCACGATCCTGGGCAGCATCCAGCCGGCGCGGCAGCGCTACCTGGGCGTGGATACCGAAGGTGGTCGCTCGAGGTGGTCGCTGTTCATGGTCGAGGGCACCACCCAGACGGTGATGCAGAACCCGAACGTGACCGATGTCGAGATCTACGAGCGCACCATCACGCGGCTGCTGACGTGGCGGCAGAGCAAACGCCGATGGCTGATCACCGCGGCCGTCAAGCGACGCCTGGACGAGTTGGGTGAAGAGTGGGCGACTCGTGCGCGGAGCGGCGAGGCGTCGCCCACCACCCTGGCGGCACTGATGAAGGCAACGCGGCAGGTTGTGCGGTTCGCTGTCGCGTTAGCGGAGTTCGAGCGGGCACAGTTTGCGGCCGACCAGCCGGACGTCGACCAGACGTTGAGTGTCGAGCTGCTCGACCGAGCAGCACAGATCGTCAACTACAACGTCGCGGTCTGGGATGTGATCGGCGACGGGACGCCGTTCGCGCGAACGTCGGCACTGGCGCACCTAGACGAGCCCATCAACCACATCCTGCAGTACCTCGAGCACGTGGGTGGTGGGCCGATCCGGACGCGGCAGCTCTGCCAGTACCGCGTCGGCGGCATCAGCTCGCGGAAGGATCTCGACCCGGTCCTGGCGCGGTACGTGGAGCGGTTCCCGGGCACGGTCGAGGACGGCTCGAGCGGTCCGGCAGGTGGTCGACCGTCCCAAACGATCCGTCTGCCGCTGCGACAAAACCGTCGACAGAACCCATGAGGGGGTTTTGTCGACAGGGTTTTGTCGACGGGCGAGGGTTTTGTCGACAGGGTTATTGAGTATGGCTCAAGTTCAAAATTGGCAAAAATCGAAGGTCCCAACGCTCGGGGGGGTTTTGTCGATCGACAAAACCTCCTGGGTCCCCGGCGATGCCTGAAAAGAGTGCAGCTCTGTGTCGGCACTGGGGCTGTCGGCAGCGGTGGACGTGGCGTATCCGCGCCTATCGCGGGAACCGTCGAGCCTGGGGCGACAAGGTGTGCGAGGTGCATGTGGAGCGCTACCAAACGTGGGTGTCTCCCGAGTTGAGGCTGGAGATTAAAGCGAGGATTGAAGACTGATGTCTGGCTGGGCGACGTGCAGGAGCTGCCATCAGCGCATCTGGTGGGGCAAGGCACCCTTCGACAACACCCGCAACTGGCCGTTCGACGACCAGGACGAGCAGACCCAGCACTTCGATACGTGCAGCGCCATTCAGCGCGTGGTGGACTTCGCCGGCAACGTCCACCGCGTTGCCAAGTGCCGCGCGTGCGGCGAGCCTGTCTGGTGGGACACGACGTGGAAGGGGCGGCGACGCCCGATGAACGTCATGCCCAACGGTGACGCCAGCGACGAATGCCACTTCGACACCTGCGCCGGGCAGTCGGTGGGTGCGGCACCTGAGCCCGAGCCCGTGGCAGCCGAGCCGGTCGGCATCTACGACATCGACCAGTGGCTGGCGCAACTGGGACTGCGGCGACCGGTCACGCTCGAGGAGATCACGTCGGCGTTCCGTGGCCTGGCGATGCAGCACCACCCGGACATGGGCGGCAACGCGTCCGACTTCATACGCGTCAAGCTGGCGTTCGATCGCTGCAAAGAACTGATGGGTGCCGCGGCGTGACGCAGATGCCGCACTGGTCGGCGACCAGGTTCCAATTGTTCGAACAGTGTCCCATCCTCTTTAAGGAGCGCTACATCGACGGCATACCGATCGTGCCGACCGAAGCCATGTCGTTCGGCAGTGCGGTACACCGCGGGCTCGAGGCCCATTACCAGGGGCAGGACGGCATACGGACCTTCCGCGCCTACTGGAAAGAGATTGCCAAAGAGTTGGCAGCTACCGGCTACCGCATCGATCCAAGCTTGACGGCGACCGGGCTGACGCTACTCGAGCAAGTCTTCGAGCTCGAGCTGAAGGGCATCCCGGAACGCGGCTTCTCGATCGACACCAACACAGAATTGCGTGCGCCGATCGTGGGCGCCATCGATCTGTGGGACCAGGACGCGGGCATCGTCTACGACTTCAAGACCACCATCGGCAGCTGGTCGCAGGTACGGGCCCAGAAGGAGACGTGGCAGCCGTGCCTGTACTCGTGGGCGTTCTGGCAGGAAACGGGCGACTTCCCCGAATTCCACTACATCGTGCTCAATCGCGCCACCGGTGCGCTCAGCCGCTTCCAGCGCGAGTGGACAGATGACGAGGCACTCGAGCAGATGAACGATGCCTGGACGCGTATGGAAGCGATTGCGAAGGCTGTAGCAGACGACGACCTGAGCTGCAAAGGTAACCACGGGTACTGCCCGGAGTGTGGCGATCGCTGGAAGCACGAGCACGTGTGCGGCCCCACACCCGAACGTGTGCGGCTGAACAAGGAAGAGGCGTGGTTGCGATGAAGTGGTATCGGGTCCGTCGAAGATCCGTAGCCAGGATCCGGGCTACTGCTTCAAGATGGCCGGCTTCGAGCTCGATCCGAGCTTCGTCTCGAGGCGTTTTGATTCGGTTGCGCTGTCCGTGAAGTATCTGCCGCTACTGATCTATATCGGGACGATCTTCGCGGCCAACTGGGCCATTGTGACGTTCGGACCGGTGCCCGTGGGGTTGGGGCTGATGGCGCCCGCGGGCGTGTACTTCGCCGGGCTGGCGTTCACGTTCCGCGACCTGACCCAGGATCAGCTCGGCCGACGCTGGACCTACGGTGCCATCCTGGTCGGGGCTGTGTTCTCAGGCTTTCTCAGCGGGCCGCTGGCACTCGCGTCCGGCGTCGCGTTCCTGTTTTCGGAGACAGCCGACCTGCTGGTCTACAGCCCGCTCAGAGAACGCCGCTGGTTGCTGGCTGTCGCAGCATCGAATCTGGTCGGGCTCACGCTCGACTCGGTGCTGTTCCTGTACCTGGCGTTCGGATCGCTCGAGTTCTTGCCCGGACAGATCGTGGGCAAGCTGACGACGACGGCGATCGCCATCGTCATTCTGTGGTGGGGGAGGCGTGCAGTTCTGGCTCGGGATTCATCAAGTCGCGTGGCTTGAGCAGCTCAGCATCCCCACCATGGTCAGCTACCGTCGGCTGAAACGGCGCCGCGGCTTCCCACGCGCGCTCGGCGACTGGGTGCAGGACTCGGGCGGCTTTACTGAGCTGAGCCTGCACGGCGCGTATCAGACGACGCCCAAGACGTATGTGGCGCACACGCGGCGACACGCAGCTGAGATGGGGCGGCTGCAGTGGGCAGCTGTCCAGGACTGGATGTGCGAGGACGTCGTCCTGGCCAAGACCGGCTCGACGGTGGCGCAGCATCAGCTACGCACGGTCGAGTCGTACCTCGAGTTGCAGCAGTTGGCGCCCGAGTTGCCGTGGCTACCGGTGCTGCAGGGACAGGTGCTCGACGACTATCGACGGCACGTCGACCTGTACACCGCGGCGGGTGTCGACTTGCGGGCAGCACCACTCGTGGGATTGGGGACGGTGTGCCGGCGGCAACAGACCATGGTGGCGGTACGGCTGATTCAGGGGCTGGCGTCATTGGGATTACGCCTGCACGGGTTCGGCTTAAAAGTAACGAGCCTGCTGCGGACCAGAGAGTATCTGGCTTCAGCAGACTCGATGTCGTGGAGCACGGACGGGCGCTACCCGGAAGGTGGACGCTGCCAGCGCGTGCGTGACCACTCGAACTGTGCGAACTGCCTCGACTACGCGCTGCTGTGGCGGCAGCGCTTAGTCGATCGGCTGCAGCAGGGGATGTTGTTCTGAGCCGTGCGCGTGCTGGTGGCGTGCGAGTTTAGCGGCATTGTGCGAGATGCGTTCCGTGCGCGTGGCCATCAGGCGTGGTCGTGCGACCTGCTGGCGACCGAGCGTGATGGGCCACATATCTATGGCGACATCCTCGAGGCGATGCAGTGGGGATGGGACATGATGATTGCCCATCCTCCGTGCACGTATCTGTGCCGAGCGGGTGACCGCTGGTACAACCATTCGCCTGAACGGCAGGCTGCGCTCGAGTTTGTGCAGCAACTGTATGCCGCGCCAATTCCGAGTATCGCGATCGAAAATCCACGCGGGTTGAATCGCCACTGGCGACAGGCCGACCAGGTGATCCAGCCGTGGATGTTTGGCCATGGCGAGACGAAGGCGACGCTGCTGTGGCTCAAGAATCTGCCGCCGCTGCTGGCGACTGCCGTCAGGATCGAGCGCGTGGCGCGCGTGCACTTTGCGGCGCCCGGCCCCGAGCGCTGGAAAGAACGCAGCCGCACGCTCGATGGCATAGCCAGCGCGATGGCAGAACAGTGGGGTTAGACGAGCTCCTGGTCAAGTTGTTTGAGGGCCAGGTTCAGGTACGGCGGCACACCATAGGTGCCGGCTTCCCAGCGCTGGACGGTGAGCCACTGCACACCCAGCAGTTTGGCGAGCTTGGCCTGGCTGAGTCCGTGCGCCGTTCTCCATGCGCGGACTTCGTTATCCGGCCTGGTCTTGTTGAGGCGTTCGGCTCCTGCTCGAGCTGCCGCGGCACCGCTCGAGCCAGGTCCGTAGACCACGACGCACGGGCTACCGTCGCTGTGGGTGCAGACCGTATCGCGCACGCGCCAGACGCCGTCGACGCGTTCGGCAATATAGCGGGCGGTCATCGTGCGATGAGTCCGAGAATGGTGCCGATGACCAGGAAGCCGCCGATGAGCAGCATGGCCCAGGCTGGCACGCCGGCGATGACGAACACGACGGAGGCGGCGATGACGAGCAGGATGGCGACGGCTGCCGCGTTGAAGTCATCATTGCGCTTGCGGCTCATGGCTCAGGATCCAGCCGCGTGACCGCGGTATGTGCGAGCACGACGAACTCTGTTCCGTCGGGTGCAGCGCAGATGAGGGCCGGCTCGACTCTGAGCACGGTCAGCGGGGTACGGGTGCCGTCGAGCACGCATTCGACCTGGGCGCCGGGCTCGAGCACGGCGGGGTCGACGTAGGCCGGGATCTCGAGCCTTCTCAGGGGTTGGGTGCCATCCCCGTCCACGAACCATTCGCACGTACACACGGCTGGGTCGGGGTTGCATTCGCCGCTAGCGACGACGTGTTTGTGGCCACACTCGGCGCAGGTTCGGCTGCGCCAGTCGGCAGCTGCTGTGGGTGCCATTGGATGCTCTCCTTAGTTGGTGGTATCGGACTCGTGCATGAGCCCACGTTCGTACTCGTCGTTACCGTCGAGCAATGCCTCGATGTAGCCGGTGAAGTAGCGCAGCGTATCGGCGGCGGTCATGCGGACGTCGAATTCTGCCCAGAAGCCTTCATTCCAATTCTCGAGTGCGCCGTCGACGGCTTCGAGCAGCAGGTTATGGACTGCATCTTTGATGTGCTCGGGTGGGTAATCCTCGAGTAATGGCTGATCGTTCTCGAGCACGACCTGCTCCCACGTGGTGTAGTCGTTATCGAACAATGCTGGGCGGCTGATATACGGGCGCAAGAGTGCGAGGATGCTGTCCTGAGCGGTATCCCAGACCGGGTGGGGGATGACGGTATCGGCTTGAAACTGGTGCCGCAGCGGGTCAAGGATGGCGCGCACATCGGCTGGCAAGCCGGCTGCTTCGTCGTCGGTTAGCTCGAGCAGGCGCACCTCCTCGCCGTCACCGGTGCTGATGTTCCGTACCGTGTAGTCGACCAGGTGCTGATCGAAGGCTGGCGTTGTCACGCGCTCTCCTCCGTACACACACCGGTAGGCAGGCAGACGGAGGCGCCGGCGATGCTGAGGCTGCCATCCTCGTACAGCGTGGGCTGCCCGAGGAAGGCGAGCCCGACGACGAGGAGCACGATAGCGAGCGCACGATTCACGAGACGCTCTCCTCCGTTGTCTGAACTACACGCTTCGTGTTGCCGAGTGGCGCATCGGGCATACGCTCGACCGTGAACCCTCGCTTCCGTAGCCAGGGGTTAGCGGCGCCGCCACCTTCGCCACCGCTGAACGCCGACACCGGCAGCCCGGTGGCCATCGACACGATGACTTTGGGTGGATACGGGCGCCCGTTGAAGACGAGCGCGAATTTGTTGGACGGCCAGGCGTACTCAACGCCGGCGTGATCGTAGGTTGCGAGCGCAGTCAGGACCGCGTCTCGACTGCTGTCAGGAATTGCCATTTGGGTGCCAACCTTCCGAAGAGTGAACGCTCCGGGCCTACGCGGCCCGGGCAGTGCGAATATCAGTAACGAAGCCCGAGGTATCGATTCGAGCCAAACCCTTAGCTTTGAGCCCAACGTAGACGCCGGGCGTATCCAGAAAACGTAGGTCGTCGTGGTCGCCGGAGACGACGCTTGCGCCTTCGAACGTGAAGCCGTCCGAAATTTCGTGGCGGCACTGTCCCTTTGGGCTGCAGCCGCAGATTTTGAACACGGCTGCGACGTTGCCGCCGGCGGCCAGTACGCGTTCACAGTCGTTCGCGTTCACTTCCGAACGCGAAAACGTCAAGTGATAGTTGGCCGGCATCTTGCCGTGGGCAAAGCGCAGGGCACGGTCGATGTGCTTGGTGTAGTCGTAGAACTGCACATCAGGAAACCATTCGAGAATGGTCCGGCCGTCATTCATCAGCAGCCGCTCCCATGGCAGGTCGGATGTTCCGTTCAGGCGAACGCACGGAATCATGCCGGCCAAACGAGCCTTCTCAACGTGCAGCCGAATTTCGTGGCACAGCCGAACGTTGAACAGAAAGCGATTCAGAAAGAAGAGTCGGGTGCGAGCGACTCGAGCGCGCTGCACGTCGTTGAGTCCTGAAACGTCAAGCTTCTTGGCGATGCCGCCGTGCCCGGCCGTGTTCAGGCACGAGGCCGTGCAGCCGGCGGAGCGGTACTGGCAGACGTCATACCCCGAAAGATCGGCCGGCGCAAAGTACATGATCGCCGTCGAGTAGCCTCGCGCGCGACCTTTGTCTGTCTTCGGCGCGTACCCCTCAGGGGTGAGCAGGGACGTGAAGCCAAACTCGGCCTTCAACGTCGTTGTGCGAATTTCCGTCGCATGCACGATCCGAAGATCGGCCGCTGTGAGCGTGGGTGCCATCAGTTGCTCTCTTTCGATACCGCTACCGGCTCGTATGCCCACAGTTCAGAGAGCATGCCCTCGCGGTGATACTCGCAGACATACGTCGTCGAGCCATCAGCCGTAATTACGACCGTGGCCGGTTGATCGCAGTCGTTGCCGCTTGTCGCAATGCTTTCGCAGATTGATGTGCCAATTGAGCGGTATGCCGCAACGAGTGAGTCGTGTAGCGACTCGAGCCCGCTTGCGTAGCGGCGCAGCAGAAAGAAGCCGTTCGGTAATCGTTCGATCGAATACTGGCGCGGACTCGTGAAATGCACGAGCCCGTCGGGTGACCGATGCCAGAAAGTGTTGGGTGCCATACCGTGTTTATATCGGATTGATATGTAGGCGACAAGGGGAAGCGCCCACAAAGGGGGAGAATTCCTCCCCACGTGGGGAAAAACCAGGATCGACTCCGTGGGGAGAGCTCCCACACGGCTGTAGGAATTCCCTAGGACAGCTGTCGTCGGACGTTGACCGCGCGCTGTAGCCTAGGCTGGCATGCCAGCTTCAGGACGTCCACGGAAAACACTCAAACAGTCTGCACGAGCCAAGCACGCGTTCCTTGAAAGCTATCGCGAATGGGCAAATATCTCGTGTGCCGCGGCTGCAGCGGGTTGCGACCGGTCGGCTGTCTACTACTGGCTCGAGCACGATCCGGCCTTCTCAGCAGCATTCAATCTCGCCGGCGAGGCTGCGACAGAACGACTCGAGAAGGAAGCGTGGCGCCGAGCTACGGAGGGCACTCCCTACAAACGGACTAGCTACTGGCACGGTGAGCCGGTGGGCACTGATGAGAAGATTGAGTACTCCGATCAACTGATGATGCTGCTACTCCGCGCTCGGAAGCCGGATACCTATCGCGAGAAGGTTGACGTGACCGTGAGTCAGGTCGTGAAAGCGATCGCCGGTATCGAGCCCGCATCTGTTCTGTAGTCACCCCGTCACTACGGAATGTCTCTCTCACCACGAACACGGTAAGGCGAACCTGAAGCCGTAGCGGAGCGCCAGGCTCGAGAGAAGGATCGTGCGCGCGCACCTGGACCTTGATCTCACAACGCGCGGGTACGGGTGCCACCATGCCCCGCGGCGCTTCCGTCCCCCATATGCTCTAGCCCCAAATCCAGAAATCTACGATTGAGCGAAACGAAAACCGGGCTACGGGAAACCGTAGCACGAGCTCCGCAGGACGCACTACGCAGTGCGTGGGTCAGGGGGCGGGGCGTCCTTCGCGGAGTAGTAGACGGGAGTTGAGCGCGGAGAGACGAACTGTCGGTGGGCGTTGAGGCGTTGCTGAGCTCGAGTGATGCAGCGCTGGCAGCCGCCGAAGTACCAGGTCTGGCATTGCCGGCAGAAGCGGGGTGGCGACTTCGGTTCCGACACGGTGCGCGAGTATGTCCAGGGTAGCAGAAAGTCAAGTATGCTGCGGCGTGAAACCATGCAGTTTCACGTACCCATGCCGGCACTTGTGAAACGGAGTGGTTTCACGTACTGGCGTTGTCATCCGTTGATGGAGCGCTGGACGTGGCCGCTGGTTGGGCACCGCATTCGTATTGCGTACGGGCAGGCGCTGTGCGATCGCTGCGAGCCGCTGCCGCAGGTGAGGGACGGACCCAGGTGACGAAACGGCAAGAGGCGCTGCTCAGGCCGGCCAGTGTGCAAACAGGGTCGAGTGCAACAGCAGAAGAGCGGCCGTACCAGCCGTTTGGAGCAGCGCTCGAGTTGTTTCGGAATCGAAGTCGGGAAGTGCTGCTGAGTGGGCCGGCGGGGACGGGCAAGAGTCGGGCGTGTCTGGAGAAGCTGAACCTGATCTGCATGCAGAAGCCGATCCGGGCGGCGATCGTGCGCAAGACGCGGAAGAGCCTGACCCAGAGTGCCATGACGACACTGGAGACGAAGGTGCTGCCGGTGCCGAACCAGGTGCGCTTCCACGAGGGCGACCAGGAGTACCGGTATCCGTCAGGGGCACGGGTGATGGTGGCCGGGCTGGATGACCCGGAGAAGATCGGCTCGACCGAGTTCGACCTGGTGTACGTGCAGGAAGCGACCGAGCTCGAGGAAGACGACTGGGGCATGCTGCTGCGTGGGCTGCGGAACGGGGTGCTCTCGTACCAGCAGATCGTGGCCGACTGCAACCCGAGTGCTCCGACGCACTGGCTCAAGCAGCGCTGCAATCGGGGCGAGACGCTGCTGCTCGAGAGCAAGCACGAAGATAACCCCAGCCTGATCGATCCCACCACAGGGCAGTACGCGAATCAGATCGCCGAGGACTATCTCAAGGGGCTGGATTCGCTGCGTGGGTATCTGTACCAGCGCTTGAGGCTGGGGCTGTGGGTGGCGGCCGAAGGGATGTACTTCACCGAGTTCGATCCGGCAGTCCACGTCACGGAGCCGTTTCCGATACCCGAGGAGTGGCCGCGCTGGATCGCCGTCGACTACGGCTTCGCGGCTCCGTTCTGCTGCCTGTGGCTGGCCAGAGAGCCCGAGACGAGACGCATCTACGTGTATCGGGAGCTGTACGGGGCGGGGTTGCGGGACGAGCAGCAGGTCGAGAAGATCCTCGACGCCACCGGTGGCGAGCAGCTGCTGCTGCGGGTGCTGGACCCCAGCATGTTCAATTTGCGGACCGAGCAGCAGCGGCCCAGCATCGCCGCGGTGTACGCGTCGAACGGGCTGTGGCCGGTGGTGCCGGGGATGAATAGCCGCAAGCAGGGCTGGGCGATCGTCAGACGAGCGCTTGCCAAGGATGCACCAAAGCTCGAGGAGGCTTTGGAAGGCCCAAGGCTGCGGATCTTCAAAGACCGCTGTCCGAACCTGATCAGGACGTTGCCC